AGTGAAAATGCACTAGATGAATCATGGATGCAGGCCTTGGGTGTAGATACCAGTCCAGATAAACTATTAAAGCTGTCGATGTCCATGATTGATGATGTGGCCAAAACCATTGCCACATTCATGAGTGACTACAAGGCCCTGCCGGATGGGGAACGTCCAAAAGTCTTGTTTGTTATTGACAGCTTGGGTATGTTACTAACACCCACAGACGTCAATCAGTTTGAAGCAGGCGAGATGAAAGGTGACTTGGGTCGTAAACCCAAGGCCTTGACAGCACTAGTCCGTAACTGTGTCAACATGTTTGGCAACTACAACGTGGGTATGGTGTGTACCAATCATACCTATGCAAGTCAAGACATGTTTGACCCTGATGACAAAATCTCAGGTGGACAAGGCTTTATCTATGCAAGTAGTATTGTAGTTGCTATGAAGAAGTTAAAGTTGAAAGAAGACGAGGATGGTAACAAGATCTCTGATGTTATGGGTATACGAGCCGCATGCAAGGTCATGAAGACACGCTATGCTAAACCTTTTGAAGGCGTTCAGGTCAAGATTCCATACGAAACAGGTATGAACCCTTACAGTGGCCTAGTAGACTTGGCAGAAAAGCGTAACTTATTAAAGAAAGATGGAAATAGACTTGCATTTACCACTGCCGATGGTGAAGTAATCAAACAGTTCCGCAAGGCCTGGGAAAGTAACGAAGACGGTTGTTTAGACACAGTCATGGAAGAATTTTCAAAACAAAAAACTGAGGTAAGTACCCTAGATGTTGACACAAAAGGAGAGGAATAAATGTCAGTAGATTTGGCACAAGCAGTATGGGAAGAACTTAAACGTTATATTGGCCCGCTGGATAGAACAGAAGCAGCTGATTCATTGGTCAATTTATTAGTGGATAGCAACTTTGCTGCTGATGATATTCGCAACTCGTTCAGAGGTGACGCCGAAGTCAAGAAAGCCTTACAAGGGTACCTGGACGATCACGACGACGAAGATGAAATTGACGACGATAATGATTTTGAAGAAGATGATGAGGAAGAAGAAGATTATTAATCATGTGGTATAATCGTGTAGTAGCCAGCCTCGGTGAGATTCCCGATTTCATTGCGTGTTTCGAAACAGAACTTTCTGATGCTAAACGGGAATGCCGTATTGGCGGATATGTAGAGATTAATATCAAAGAACTGCCAGGTATAACTGAGCATCGCTTTAATCAACTGCAAGAAATTGAAGCAGTGCTCAATTATTTAAATATACAATTACGAAAGATTCGTCGTAAGCATTTTAAGCATTATCTTGAAGGGTATGGCCGTGCTCTAACTAGTCGTGATGCTGAAAAGTATGTGGACGGTGAAGATGAAGTGATTGATTTTGAAACCATTATTAATGAAGTGGCCTTGCTGCGCAACAAATGGCTGGGCATCATGAAAGGGTTAGAAAGTAAGCAATGGATGAGCGGACACATTGTGAGATTACGAACAGCAGGAATGGAAGATGTGCAGGTATGAAACAATGGCATTTTGAAAAGTGTAAGGAGAAAAATGATGCACAGCGGTAAAGTGTGGGGACAGACTGAGCTCTTAGAAGCCAACGGCGTTTTAGAGTTTCATCGAATTGAAACAATCAAGGGCGGCACTTGTAGTAAGCACCGACACCGGTACAAGTGGAATGGATTTTTTGTTGAATCCGGTAAACTTATTATTCGTGTGTGGAAAAATAACTATGATCTAGTAGATGAAACTGTATTGACAGCAGGACAATTTACAAAGGTTGCCCCAGGCGAATTTCATCAGTTTGAAGCAGCAGAGGACACAGTGGCATTTGAGTTGTACTGGGCAGAGTTTGATCACAACGATATCGAACGTGAATCAGTAGGATTTACCAAGTAGTCTAGCAACAGGTAATCCTGTTGCTATTTCATCCACGGTCCATTCACTATGAGAAATCTCAACAAGCCATTGGTTACGGTCAGGCTTGTTGGGATTTTCTATTTGCGATAAATCCGAGTTTGCCACAGGTGCAGCCATGCTGTCGGGTCCTACAAATGCAGAGACTCCAGACATGATGGCCTGACTGCCAGGACCACTATTCCAATTTACCACAGCCCAAGCATGCTTTAGAGTTTTATCAAAGTCGTAATCGTCGTATGTGTTGGGTATGTGCATGGGTCGATCAACTAGACATCCAGGCAATACCACTACTTCTTGTCTGGGATGACTGCGTATCACTATCGAACGATCAGTATGCTGCCTCAGCGTACCAACTGTTTGTTTCAACCAGTCCTCTGTGGACGGTTGCCCTGCCCACTGTTGGCTGTCGTATCTTTGCACAGCTATCACAACATCATCACCGGTAGCTCTCCAGGGATCTATTTTTAAATTTAACTGCTGTGGCCTGACAGGGTCAAGATCCTGTTTACTATAGGATTGATTACCGGTTCCATTGATGCCCACTTTCCAAGTATGGCCCCGCTGCAGCATGCCTACCTCCAACACAATAACCGGTTTGCCTGCAGATCTAAACGCTTGCCAAACAGCTTGATTTTGCCGCATGCGACCGGACCAGACCACACTCCATATTACAGCAACATCCGCAGTCATGTCATGAATACTTGTCTGAAATCCCAGTTTCTGCAGGCCTTGCTGAACAGCAGTAAACACAGGTCTACTGTTTAGTGCACCAAAATTATTAAAAAGGCCGATGTTCATTTGAGTTAAATAGTTATATATGTATAATTTCTCTCTTATAATTAAAAGGAACCAGGCATGATGTACCCATTAGCTTACGATAGTTGGGACGACGAAGAAAAACAAGCACTTCAAAGAGTTATTGATAGTGGTCAATATACAATGGGAAATGAAGTAGCAGAATTTGAAAAACAATTTGCAGAACATTACGGTTCCAAATACGCTGTAATGGCAAACAGCGGAAGCAGTGCTAATTTATTAATGTTAACTGCACTACGCTATGATGATCGATACAATCTAGAACCAAACGACGAAGTCATTGTGCCCGCAGTCAGTTGGAGTACAACATTTTTTCCAGTGCATCAAAACAATTTTAAATTGGTATTTGTTGACATTGATAGAAAAACATTAAATCTTAAAATTAGTTCGGTTATTGATGCTATCACAGTGAAAACTAAAATTATTTTTGTAGTTAATTTATTAGGAAATCCTGCCGAACTAGACAAGTTGGTTGAAATTTGCAATCAAAAAAACATCATCTTGATTGAAGATAATTGCGAAAGTTTAGGTGCAAAATTAGATAATAGATATTGTGGAACTTGGGGAGTAATGGGATCATTTAGTTTTTTCTTTAGTCATCATATGCAATGCATGGAAGGCGGTATGGTATTGACTGACGATTTAAAGTTATATCAAATGATGAAAAGCATTAGATCTCATGGCTGGCTAAGAGACTTACCTGCAGAAAATCTGGTATGCAATAAACTTGGTGATCCGTTTAAGGATAGTTTTAGATTTGCATTGCCTGGATACTGTCTAAGACCTTTAGAAATGAACGGTGCTGTTGGGAAGGTACAGTTAAAAAAAGTTGGTAATCAAATTGACCAACGAAGAAAAAATGCAGTCCAATTTAAAAAATTATTTGATAATGTTGATTACATTACTACGCAGACAGAATATGGATACAGCAGTTGGTTTGGCTTTTCTATTCTTCTACAAGGTACATTAGAAGGAAAACGAGATATTGTAATTAAAGCACTGACCGTTGCCGGAGTAGAAACTCGGCCAATTGTTGCTGGTAATTTTGTCAATAACCCTGCCTGTAAATTTATAAATCATCGAACTAATGGATCACTTGAAAATGCAGAATATGTTGACATCAACGGATTCTTTATTGGTAATGATTCTAGAGATTTAACTGATCTACTGTCATTAGTAAAATCAGTGATAAAAGAAGTCTATGACACAGTTGCATTTGAATTATATTGGGCTGAGTTTGGTCATGATGACATTGAAAGAGAAACTGTGGGCAAAATAAAGCAATGACATACAAAATTTTTATTGGTTGGGATCCTCGTGAAGCCGAAGCAGCAGAAGTGTGCAAACACAGCATACTGAAACATGCATCTGCTCCGGTAGAAATTTCTTTTTTAAAACAAAGTGAACTGCGTGCCCAACAGGTATACACCAGAGAGATAGAT